GCATACAACACCACCACTGGCGCAATTGCTGAAACCACATCTGACGTGGTCATCCGTGGTGTGCTAGAAGATGTCAATGCACGCGAGGTGAATGAACTGATCCAGGCTGGTGACAAGCGATTGATCATCGCCGCAGCTGATACTGCAGCAGTGCCTAGCACCGCTGATCGTGTGATCATCAGCGCCATCAGCCATCAGGTGATTCGTGTTGTTACCATTGAACAAGACAACGAACCGATCACCTACGAGTTGATCTTAAGGGCCTGATCATGGCGCGCCGCATTGACCTATCGCAGATCGGCAGCTACTCGCAGGAGAAGTACGAGCAGTTGCTGCGCGCGGTGGTGCTGGAGACTGAGACGCGCCTTAAACTTGGCAGCCCCGTTGATACTGGCCGATTCAGAGGCAGCTGGGTGACATCAGAAAACCAAACAATCGCCTATGATAATGGACCATACCAGCCGGCGACTGGTCAATATAAAGGGCAAACAAATCCACCTCGTGATCCAACGCTAGAGCGGCGGCTATGCCTGAATTACCCAGAAGGACGTGAACGGGCCGGCAATGTATATCACATCTCAAACAGCTTGCCATACGCAGAAGCATTGGCCAATGGCCATAGCACGCAAGCAGATGCAGGCTGGATTGACATCATCGCCCGCCAAATGGCCGATTTGGCACGACAGCAGGCTGATGCAATCGGGAGGCGCGACTGATGGCAGCAGCAAATCTCAACACCGTACGGAGCACCATTGAAGCGCGGCTTGCCACTGAACTAGCACTGGCGCCTGTCATTCCGGTTGCATTTCACAACCAGCCCTATACGCCAACGCCCGGCAGCTCGTGGGTGCAATGCCTGGTCAGCTTTGGCGGTAACAATTATCTCACCATGGGCGGCGCCACCGGCAGCAGCAACAGCATCATCGGTGTGATCGTGATCAATGTATTTACCCCCAAAGGCGTTGGCCCCGGTGCTAATTACACGATCGCCAAGCGCATCCGAGACCTTTACAATAGGGTTATCGTTAGCGGTGTTCATTTCGACCCGCCAACTGGCCCGGAGGTGTTGGCATCACCAGCTCCTGAAGGGTATTTCCAAACTCAGGTCCGCATGACCTTTGAAACCTTCGAGGATCTCTAGCTATGGCCTTCTACCGCGGGCAGCAAGGCAGCGTCAAGTTTGACGATGCTGGCGCTACTGCCGTCACAATCGCTAGCACGCGGTCATGGTCGATGACCGTAGAGAAGGAGTCGCTGGACACTACCGCGCTTGGCGCCACCTATCGCGCAAATGTTGGTGGTCTAATCAGCGGCAGCGGTACATGCGAGTTGATGTACACAGCAAGCAGCGCCGATGAAACCAATGCCTTCATTGAGATGGTAAATACCGCCAATGATCAAGGCGAGGCATTGTTTGAGCTGTACCTTGATACCAGCGGCACTAAAAAGATCACGTTTGATGGCGTGATCACTTCTGCTGAATACTCGGCAACTGTGGGCGAACTTGAGGTGATCACTATCAACTTCGTCACCAACGGCACTATCACCCTGGATGTCTGATCATGGCTTTTTATCGCGGGCAACAAGGCACTGTCTTCTTTGACAAGGCAGGCGCAGGCGGCATTTCTGAGATTGCAGCGGTGCGGTCTTGGAGCATGACCGTAGAGAAGGAGTCGCTGGATACCACCGCCCATGGCGGTACGTATCGCGCCAATGTAGGCGGCTTAATCAGCGGTTCCGGCACCATCGAGGTGATGTATGACGCACCTAGCTCCGGCGACAAGCTGGACCTGATCAAAGATGCCAACCAGGCCACCGATGAAGCCGATGCAGCTGTTGAGCTGTACCTGGATGAAACCGGCGGCAAAAAGATCACCGGCACCATTGTTGTTACCAGCGCTGAGTACAGCGCTACAGTAGGTGAGCTTGAAATCATCACGATTAACTTCGTGACAAGCGGTACCCTGACGCTTAGCATCTGATGCCAGCCAATAACCAGCGCCCCGTTGATCTACTCACCGGGGCTTTTGACCTCAACCAGCGGCGTAAGTTTGTCGTCACTAATGACGCAGGCGATGCGGTGCTGGAGTTGTACTTCAAGCCAATCACCCGCGCTGATCGCAACAAGGCAACAGCACTGGCAGGCTCTGACGCAGCGCTTGATGTGAGCACACAACTGCTATGCCAGAAGGCAGAGCTGCAGGATGGCACCAAGGCATTTGCGCCAGCTGATGCAGCAAAGTTGCAACGCGAGCTGCCGGAGCGTGTACTGAACGAACTGGAGCTATTCCTGTTTGGCCTTGGCGGTAACGCAAACCTGGAGGAAGCAAAAAAAGACTAGAGGAAGACTCATGGTTGTTCTTTGAGTTCTTCCTTGCATCGGAGCTTGGCATGACGGTCAGCCGGTTGCGTACTGAGCTGACCGATGCTGAGTTCATTCATTTTGCTGCCTATTATGAGGTGAAGGGCAAGCGTGAGAAAGAAGCCATGCGGCGGTAGACTGCCGCTATAAGGAGGTGCTGCCGTGGCGGTTGCTAATGTTGACATCCAGGTTGATGCACGCAGCGCGCTGCAGCAGCTGAAGGCTGTCAACCAGCAATCGCAGCAGCTGAAAACCACTGTTGATAGCGCCACCGCTGCAGTTGCCAAACAAGGCCGCGAACTACAAACTGCCGCCAATGGAATGCGGTATTTTGTTGACGCAGCTGGCAGGGCAAGAGCTGAGAATGGCAGATTTCTAAGCAGCGCCGAACGTGCCGCTGCCGGAATCAAGAAGCAAGGAGAAGCAACCAATAGCCTCGTTGGCGTCATTGGCAAGTTAGGTATTGCATTTGCCGCTATTCAGGCAACAAAGTTTGTATTTACACAAGCGGCAGACCTTGAGACGCAAACCCGTAGTCTACAAGTTTTGACAGGCAGTGCAGATAAGGCGCGGCAGATTATCCAAGAACTGCAGCAGATTGGAGCCGTAACGCCATTTACAAGTGCCGAACTGATTGATTCCGCCAAGCGACTTTCTGCATTTGGCGTGACAGTCAGCCAAGTAGTTGATACTACGCGGCGGCTAGGCGATGTGGCTGGAGCTACTGGCGCAAATCTAGGCGAGTTGTCACTTGCCTATGGGCAAGTTATTGCTAAAGGCAGGCTGCAAGGTGAAGAACTGCTGCAGTTCCAAGAACGCGGTGTTGCCTTGCAAGATGAGCTGCGCAAGATGTATGGGCTCACTGGCGAAGAGTTTAGTAAAGCTCTAAGCAAGGGACAAATCAGCGCAAAAGCAGTTGAGATTGCGCTGCAACGATTGACCGATGCTGGCGGCAAATATGCCAATGGCGCCATTGCACAGAGCGATACTCTTGCTGGAAAGCTCAGCACTCTGCAAGACAGTTTCCAGCGGCTAGCGCAAAACATAGGCAGATTTTTTGCGCCGGCATTTAAGTTCTTGATCGACGGCGTAAATGCCGTAATTGAACGCTTAAATAGCGCGCAACGAATCGGCGCCGAAGCAAGAGCCTATCAACAAGCCGGTGAGAGAACGAGAATGAGATTTGGTTTAAGAGCCATAAATCCATTCGACAAAGAGGTGCATGATTACCAAGAAAGGCTCAAGCAATCAATACTAAAATCAGAGCTTCGTGGCGCGCAACCCATCCGCTCCGAAGCCGCTGCCAATGCGCTGACGCAGCAGTTGCTTGGGCGGCAGGTTGGTGGTGGTGGTGGTGGCAAGGGTGAAGCCAGCAGGGCGCAACGCGAGCAAGAACGCGCAGCGGAGGCAGCGAAGCAACAGCAGCAGGCAATCAATACGGCGCAGATGCAGCTGTCAGAGGCTAGGGCTTTATATGACATTGAAGGGCGCATCCTTGAAGCGCGCGCAGCAGGCAACCGCGAACTGGAGGTCACTCGCAGGGCGCAAACAGAGCTGCTGCGCATTAGCTTTGAGGCACAACTCTTAAAGCAAAATACTGAGCTGCCAGCGGCGCAACGCAAAGCACAACTTGATCAACTTGCGGTGAAGTCAGCAACAGTTGTAAGGCAGCTTGAATACGACATTGCTGATATCAATGCAACGCGCATCGAGCAAATCATCCAAATGGCGGAAGGCTATAGCCGCAACCTAACGCTAACGCAAGAGCTGACCGCAGAGCAGCAAAAGCAAAAAGACCTGGCTGATGGTATCGCTAACACCATCGGTCAAGGCATGGCATCAGCATTTGATAGCTTGATCCAGGGCACTGAAAACTTTGGCGCAAGCCTGCGCAAAATTGCATCCGGTGTGCTGACTGATATTGCCAACCAGTTGTTGCGCGTGCTGGTGATTAACCAGGCGATCAACGCAATCAGCAATCTTTTTGGCCCCAAAACTGGCGGCAGCTTCCTGCCTGGTGTCAAGTTCAACCCGTCGGCATTTAACATGCCGTCCCTGCTGCCAGGTCGCGCCACCGGCGGTAGCGTCACCGGCGGTCAGCCGTACCTCGTCGGTGAACGTGGCCCTGAACTGTTCATGCCAGGCCGCAGTGGTGGCATTGCGCCATCCGGCAGCTTTGGCGGTGGCCCTACGGTCGTCGTTAACGTTGACGCAAGTGGCACCAGCGTGCAAGGCAACCAACCTGAAGGGCAGGCGCTTGGTCGCGCTGTTGCCGCTGCAGTGCAGGCAGAATTGATCAAGCAGAAACGCCCTGGAGGCATCCTTGCGTAATGGCTACCTTCCCTGCAATCACACCGGCGTATGGTGCAACCAAGTCATCAGCGCCAAAGCTACGCAAGACGCAGTTTGGCGATGGCTACGAGCAGCGCATTAGGTTCGGATTAAACCAGAATCCAAAGACATGGGATCTAACTTGGCAGAACATCACAGAAGCCAATAGCGATACCATCGAGGCATTCCTTGATGCTCGCGCCGCCGATGGCGCAAGCTTTGACTGGACACCACCGGGCGAATCATCTGCCAAATGGGTATGTGAAACATGGCAGAAGACAATCCCATACACCGGACGCGCAACAATCACGGCAACATTCCGGCAGGTATTTGAGCCATGACCGTACCAGTCTCAGACCTTCAAGCCGTAGCACCAAGCGCCATCATCGAGCTATTTGTGCTGGAGCTAAACGTCCTGCAGCACGGTGCCGCTGACACCTACCGCTTCCATGCTGGCACCAGCCTTAATGCCAACGGCGAGTTAGTATGGGCCGGTAACAGCTACATGCGCTTTCCGGTTGAAGCGGAGGGGTTTGAGTACAGCGGCAACGGTCAACTGCCGCGGCCAAAGATCCGCGTTAGCAACATCCTCGGCAACATCACCACCATTCTGGTGGCGCTACCTAATGGCCTGGAAGGCGCCAAGCTAACGCGCATCCGCACGCTGGCACGGTACCTAGATGCAGTGAACTTCCCAGGTAATGTAAACCCTTACGGCACACCTGATCCCACTGCGGCGCTGCCAGCTGAGGTGTTTTACATCGACCGCAAGACAGTTGAAAACCGCGACGTTGTTGAGTTTGAACTCGCCAGTGCATTTGACCTAGCTGGTGTTCGCATCCCAAAGCGGCAGTGCATTAGCAATATTTGCCAATGGGAGTACCGCTCAACGGAATGCACCTATGCACCAGCCGCAAGCTTCAGCGGTACATACAGCCGTACGACCAATAGCCTTACGGTTGTTGCCGCATCACATGGCCTAGTGCCCGGCAATCAGGTATATCTGTCATTTGCAACCGGCGCAGCAGTTAGCGGTGCATACGCTGTCGTTACCGCAATAGCTGGATCGTTCACGGTCACAACTGCAGCTAGCGGTGTCACAAGCGGCAACGTAACTGCAACGCAGTGGTACGACGAAAATGATCAACCTGTCTACGTGTCAGCTAATGACGTATGCGGCAAACGGCTGAGCAGCTGTAAGGTACGCTTTGGGCAAAATGCTGAGCTGCCATACGGGGGCTTTCCTGGCATCGGTACGTTCTTCGCATGACCTGGCAACTTACGGCACTCGAACACGCCAAGGCCGAAAGCCCACGCGAGGCATGTGGCCTGCTGGTGGTCATCAAAGGCCGAGAGCGCTACTGGCCATGCGCAAACATCGCCGCATCACCGGCAGAGATGTTTGTCCTTGATCCCGCCGACTACGCAGCCGCTGAAGATGCCGGTGAGATCATCGCCATCATCCACAGCCACCCAACTACAGCGCCAACACCAAGCGAGGCAGACCGTATTGCATGTGAACGCAGTGGCCTTAAGTGGTGGATCGTCAACCCAGCCATTGAGGCATGGGACACCTGCGAGCCATGTGGCTTCAAGGCGCCGCTGATCGGACGGCAGTGGGTGTGGGGCGTCAGCGACTGCTGGACACTGGTTAGGGATTGGTACGCCGAGGAAGGCCTCCAGCTGCGCGACTGGGAGCGCCCGCTTGACCCCGAGGCATTTATCGCGGCGCCGATGTTTGACCGCTGCTGGCGCGAGGCTGGCTTCATCGAGCTGCAACCTGAAGACGATCTGCAGCGCGGCGATGCGCTGCTGTTCAGCCTCAACAGCACTGGCCTTAACCATGTCGGCGTCTACATCGGCGATCAGCTGGTGCTCCACCACCTGCAGGGTCGCCTCAGCAGCCGTGACCTTTACGGCGGTGGCGGCTGGCTGTGGAAGCAAACTGGCCGCAGGCTGCGCCACCCAGCCTTCAGTAAGCTAGGAACCTAGGAGGTGCTGCTGTGCTGAGCAAGGTTCGCGTCTACGGCCGCATCGCTAAGTTCCTCAAGCGGCGTGTCTTTGAGGCTGAAATCAGCAGCGCCGCTGAAGCTGTGCGCTTCCTGCTGGCTAACTTCCCGCATCTTGAGCCCGAGCTAGCGCAGGGTCACTACCGCATCAGCGTTGGCACGTATGACCTCAGCGAAGACGAACTAGCACATCCGGTCGGGCGGCAGGAGGTCAAGATCATCCCCGTGGTAGCAGGTGCTGGCGCTACCGGGCGGATCATTGCTGGCGTGGCGTTGGTTGCGTTGACCTTTGGTATTGGTGCGATTGCATCTGCCGGCGTAACATTAGGCGGTTTAGCCGGAATTGGAACGGTCGGTACCGCTTTTGTTGGCATCGGCGCCTCGCTCGTCATCGGCGGCGTCGCGGAACTGCTGACGCCCGTACCAACGCTGCCGACTGGCGCTGACAGCAATCAAGATCCACGCAAGTCATACAGCTTCAGCGGCATCCAGCAGACCAGCCGCGCTGGTGTGCCTGTACCGATCTGCTACGGCGAAGTGCTAACCGGTAGCGTTGTCATCAGCGCAGGTATCGAGACGGTGCAGACATGAGCGACCTACCTGTAATTTATGGCGCTGGTGGTGACAGCGGCGGCAAAGGCGTCGGTGGTGGCGGACAGCGCACACCAACTGAGGCTGGCGATAATCTCAACAGCACACAATATGCACGTGTGCTGGATCTTATCAGCGAAGGTGAAATCCAAGGTCTCAAGGATGGCCTGAAGTCGATCTATTTAGACAACATTCCGCTTGTTAACAATGATAATACGTCTAACTTTTTTAACTATGAAATCGAAACACGTTATGGCACGCAAGCGCAAAGCTACTTACCAGGCATCAGCGCCGTAGAAAACGAAGTGCCGGTTAACGTTACAGTAACCGTCGCTTCGCCGGTAACGCGCACCATCACTGACGCAACTGTCAATGCAGTACGTGTCACGATTTCAATCCCAGCGCTGCAGCACATTCAAGATAACGGCGACATCAACGGCACCGGCATTGCAGTACGCATCTGGGTGCAATACAGCGGCGGCAGCTACATCGAGTACAGCGACAACATCATCGAAGGCCGCTCCGCAGATCAATACCAGCGCAGTTTCCTGGTTGAATTAAACGGCGCCTTCCCCGTCAACATCCGCGTGCTACGCGCCACGCCAGATAGCAATAGCGCTAAGCTGCAAAATGCCTTTAGCTGGGCAACTTACACCGAGATCACATACGCCAAGCTGAAGTATCCGAACAGCGCACTAATAGGACTGCGCTTTAATGCCGAGCAATTTGCACGTATCCCGCAACGCAGTTACCTGATCCGTGGCATCAAGGTACGCATCCCCAGTAATGCCACCGTAGATTCCACTACGGGCCGACTGATCTACAACGGCATCTGGAACGGCAGTTTTGCCGCTGCGCAATGGTGCAGCGATCCAGCTTGGATCTTGTATGACCTGCTGCTTAGCAAGCGATACGGCGCAGGTGATCACATCGCAGAATCGCAGCTCGATAAGTTCGCCTTCTATTCCGCATCGGTTTACGCCTCAGCGCTGGTGCCAAATGGCCTTGGCGCACAAGAGCCACGCTTTAGCTGTAATGCCGTCATCCAAACAGCAGAGGATGTCTACAAGCTAATCAATGACCTGTGCTCTACATTCCGTGCCATGCCCTACTGGGCGAATGGTGCGCTAACGATCAGCCAAGACCGCCCCGCTGATCCGTCTTACCTATTCACCAACGCAAACGTCACCGAAGAAGGCTTCACCTATGCCGGCAGTAGCCTAAAGACACGGCCTAATGTCGCCGTCGTTGGTTACTTCGACAACGAGCTGCGAGACACGAATTACGAAGTCGTTGAACGCCAAGATGCAATCAAGAAATATGGCGCTGTAACGCGGCAGATCACGGCATTTGCCTGCACCAGCCGCGCACAAGCCGCACGCCTTGGCGAGTGGCTGCTCTACTCAGAAAACGCAGAAGGTGAGATCGTCAGCTTTGTCACCTCGATTGATGCTGGCGTGGTGGTGCGTCCCGGGCAGATCATTGAGATCGCCGACAATGCTCGCACCACCAACCGTCGCGGCGGTCGCATCAGCAGCGCTACCACAGCAGTCATCACCGTTGATAGCGCCACTAACCTCACCGCTGCAGGCGCCACGTTATCGGTCATCATGCCCGATGGCACCGTCGCTGCGCGTGGTATCGCCAGCATCGTCGGCAACGCCATCACGCTGAGCACCTCGCTGCCGGTGGCGCCTAATGCCAACAGCGTTTGGATTTATGAAACCAGCGCATTGCAGCCCTCCACCTGGCGCGTGATCGGCGTGCAGGAGCAAGATGGCATGATGTATGCCGTCTCTGCAATGGCGTACAACAGCTCGAAGTATGACTACATCGAACGCGGCAGACCGCTGCAAACGCGCACAATCTCCAACCTCAACGAACTGCTAGATCCGCCGACGGCGCTAAACCTCAGCGAGACGCTCTATACCCACCAAAGCCAAGTACGCGCCAAGGTCATCGCATCGTGGCCGTATGTAGAAGGTGCTATTCAATACCGTGTGCGCTGGCGCAAGGATTTAGCAAACTGGAATAATGTTGAAACACAAAGCAACCAATACGAAATCCTTGACATCACGCCTGGCACGTTTGAAGTTGAGGTGCGTGCCATCAACTCGGGCCTCAAGCAATCACCTACAGCTGCCACGGCATCCATCAATGCACTCGGCAAGACTGCACCGCCGAGCAATGTAACCGGCTTCACCTCTGTGATTGACGCCAACATCGGCGTGACATTGACATGGACCCCAGTTGCTGATCTAGACATCAGCGAGTACGAAATCCGCCAAGGTGGGTCATGGGCAGCATCATCCTTCGTGACACGAGTTGCGGCGACAAGTTACAAGATCGGCCAGCTGGCGCCGGCCACAACCACGTACCAGATCAAAGCGATTGATACATCCGACATCTACAGCCTAAATGCAGCCAGCACAACCGTAACGATCACAGCGCCGTCTGCACCTGTATTCAATACCCCTGCCTTCAACGGCGCACAAGTCCTGCTTAGCTGGATCGCAACACCTGGCACGCTGGCGACTGCTTACTACGACGTTCGGCAAGGTGCATCATTCGAGACGGGCCAGGCGATCGGCCAGTTCAAAACCAGCGCCGTCACGATTAACGGCGACTGGGCTGGATCGCGTACGTTCTGGATTGCAGCGGTTGACATCGCCGGCAATGTCAGCGCTGCTGGCACGACATCCTTAACAGTCAACCCCGTACCAGCGCCCACGATCACCGCTGTCTACGCCGGCAACAGCCTCACGCTGTCGTGGAGCGCTGTTGCAGGCTCACTGCCGACGATTGGTTACGCCATCCGCCGTGGCTCATCATTCGACACTGCCACACCGCTCGGCCGCATTGAGGCAACGAGCTACACGCTGGAGGTCACTACCGGCACTGCATCGCAGCGCTACTGGGTTGTTGGCATCAACAGCAACAATGACCTCGGCACTGCTGCTTACATCGACACCGCGCCAGCTGTACTGCCTGCGGTCAACAACCTAGCCAGCGCCTTTGCCGGCGAGCAGATTCGCCTTTCATGGACTGCTGTAGACAACAACCCAACTAGGCTTGATGTTTCGTACTACCAGATCCGGCGTGGCGATGCAGGTGTTGCATTTGCATCTGCTAATGTCATTGCCGAGATCAAGTCAACCGTTTACGCGCTGAAGGTCAACTGGCTTGGCACGCAACGATTCTGGGTTGCAGCGTTTGACGTAATGGGCAACCAAGGTGCAGAAAGCTTCGTTGATGTTGTAATCACCAAGCCGTCGGCGCCGTCAATATCACAGCAGGTCATCGACAACAACGTGTTGTTGCGCTGGACTGATGCAACGCAATCACTGCCGATCGTTCACTACGAAGTGAAACGCGGTGCAACCTATGCAAGTGCCGCTTCGGTCGGCACGAAGCAGGGCTTGTTCACGACTGTATTTGAGACTGTTTCGGGCACCTTTACCTACTGGATCGCTGGCGTCGATAGCGCCGGTAATGTCGGCACTGAGGCAAGCATCAGCGCACTTGTCAACCAGCCGCCTGATTATGTGCTACGCGCTGATGTGAACAGCACATTCAGCGGCACCAAGACAAATGTAATCAGCAATGCTGGCGGGTTGCTTGCTACTGTCAACACCACCGAAACATGGGAGACGCACTTCACAAACCCGTCACGCAGCTGGTCTACACCGCAGGATCAGATCAATGCCGGTTATAGCATCTATGCACTGCCATCGGTATCGACAGGTAGTTACGTCGAAGAATACGACTACGGCGCAGTGCTTGCCTCCAGCAAAATTACAACCACGCTGACACGCCAGGCGGTAATAGGCTCTATGACAATTACTCCAAAGATCAGCGTCAAAGAAACAGCTGGCAGCTCCTGGACCGACTACGCCAACACGGAGTCCGTCTACGCCACAGCATTTCGCTACGTCAAGGTAACCTACGACTTCGCCAGCAGCGGCAACGATGACCTGCTGCAGATCAGTGCGCTCAATATCCGCTTAGATACTAAGATCAAAAATGACATGGGTAATGGCACTGCCAACTCCGGCGATACTGGCGGCACAACAGTCAACTTCAACGTTACCTTCGTAGACATCGAAAGCATTACCGTAACGCCAACCGGCACCGCAGCGCGGCTTGCGGTCTATGATTTCGTAGACGCACCTAATCCCACCAGCTTTAAGGTTTTGCTGTTTGA